AGCACCCGTACCTGATCCAACCCCTCCCCAGGGGAGCCCCGCCGTGCGCTCACAGATCGGCGGCGGGGTACGACACCTCATCAGAGGTGGCCTCGGGCAGTGACGCCCCCGAGGAGCGCAGCAGTCAACGACAGGAGTAGCCATGAGCTACATGGAAGGCCTCGGGCGCGTCTTCAACGTCGTCCCGATCGCTGCCGGGCAGGGCATCAGCCTCAAGGGTGCGTCCGCCGTGACGTTCATCTGCACCGGCAACGACACGTTCACCCTGACCGTGGCCAGCTCGTTCGCGGGCTCGTACGCCACGCCTGGCAACATCATCACCCGCAAGTACACCAACACCGCCACCAACGGCACGGCGGCCTGGGTCGCGGCCACGCAGGCGGCCAGCAACGCGGTGACCATCGCGTCCGGTTCGGTCGCGTTCACCGTGGGCCAGAGCCAGCTGACCGACCCGGCGGCCTACCTCAAGGTGTCGGTCGGTGCTTCCGGCCTGGTGTTCGCCATCGTGCACGACCTGAAGGTCAAGCGCGCTCCGGCGAACCTGCCCGCACTGGGGGCCTGATCATGACGACCCTGATCTCCGGGGCCTCGTACAAGGCCTTCATCCTCGGCAAGTCCGTGGAGCGTGCGGCGGCTCTCCAGCCGCAGACCGCACAGGCGGCGATCTTCACCGTCTCCGGCGGCAAGGTCCTCGTCACCTCCCTCATCGGCGAGGTTGTGGCTGCCACTCCGGCCACCACCAACACGCTGAAGGTCACTGGTAACCCGACCTCCGGTACCGACGTCGACTGGACGTCCGCCACCTCCACCGCCTCGAAGGAGGCCGGTGCGGTGCTGTCGCTGGCGGCCACCGCTGGCGGCGCGCTGGTCGTGGCGAACGCTGGCGCGGGGAATGCCATCGCCCCCACCGGGTATGTAGCTCAGGTCGGCACCATCGACCTGGTCACCTCCGGGTCAGCGGCGACCGGCACCATCAAGTGGACGCTGACCTACGTCCCGCTCGATGCGGGCGCGACGGTCGCAGCGGCCTGACCCGACGCGGGGCGGCCCCCATCGGCGGGGCCGCCCCTCAGCAGTGGAGGCTTCATGAACACCGCCCGCGTAGCTGACTCGTACGGCGTGAACCCGCACGAGCACAAGCCGTCACAGGATCCGTGGGATGCGGAGACCGCCGACGAGAAGCAGGCCGAGACCGGGGTGGCCGAATGGGATGGGACCAGCTCCTCGACATCGCCGAGCAACAGCGAGAGTTCCGGCGAGAAGATCCTGAGCGACGACGAGAGGCCTGCCCCGAATGCGGAGAGCCCTTCCGCTCCGGCCCGCAAGGCGAACTCTTCTGCCCGTTCGACGGCTACCAACACCAAGAAGTGAGCGTGTTCTGATGCAGGGCTTCGTCGATAACCAGCCGCTGATCGTCAAGGTCGTCTGGACCGACGCGGAGGTACCGCTGCTGTCCGGCGAAGCCCTGCCCTACGGGCTGCTCGCGCACACGCAGCTGAACGGAACGGGCATCACCCGCTGGCTGGTGCCGTGGTCGCAGATCGCCTACATCAAGCAGGACATCGCTCTCGACCAGACGCCGCCGGAACAGCCGGAGCAGCCTGAGGAGCCGGAAGGCCCGGAGGGCGTGGCCACCGGACGAGGCCGCCGCCGGTAGAGGGATTCGGTCCCAGCTCGGCGGGTCGGTACCCTCTGATCAACAACTTCATACCCACCCGGGTATCCCGTAGAAAGCAGCCGTGGAGCCAATGGGCATCTGGTACATCACCAGGGAAGCCGTGAAGGCTGCCTTGGACATCAAGGAGACCGCTCGTTCTGACGGGCAGGTCGACCGTGCGATCGAGGCTGCCTCTCGCACGGCTGAAGGCATTCTCCATCGGCGCTTCTACCCGCTCACGGCGACCAAGACGTTCGACTGGCCGCAGCCTGCCGGAAACCCGTCATACCGTCTCTGGCTGCACGACCAGGAGCTGGTGTCCCTGACGTCGGCGACTGCCGGTGGCGAGGCGCTGGACGTGGCGCAGCTGCTGCTGGAGCCCAACAACGATGGGCCGCCGTACAACCGGGTTGAGACCAACCGGGGAGGCTCGGCCACCTTCGGCTCTGGCGACACGAACCAGCGCGCGCTGTCCCTCACCGGGGTGTGGGGCTACCGCAACGACGAGGTCCATGAGGCCCACCTGAGCGACGACATCACCGGCTCGACGACCACTGTTCCGATCACCGCCTCAGCCACCATCGGAGTTGGCTCACTGCTGCGGGTCGGCAACGAGCGCATGGCTGTCACCGGTCGCTCCTGGGCCACCACCGGGCAGACCGGAACGCTGGCCGCTCAGAACAACGCCACGCTGCTGTCGGTCGTGTCGAGCATCGGGTTCGTCGCTGGCGAAGTTCTGCTCCTTGATGCTGAGAAGGTCCGCATCACCGACATCGCCGGGAACAACCTGATCGTTCAGAGGGCCGTAGATGGCTCAGTGCTCGCCGCCCACACCTCTGCCACCATCTACGCCCAGCGATCGCTCACCGTGCAGCGTGGGGCGCTTGGAACTACTGCTGCGGCACATGGCTCCGGCGCGGCGGTCTGGACGTTCGTCTTCCCGGGCGATCTGGTCCGTCTCGTCATGGCCCTGGCTGAGGACACGATCTTCCAGGAGCGCACCGGATACGCCCGCACGTCGGGCTCCGGGGACTCCGAGAGCGAGGCCACCGGCAAGGCGCTGCGCCAGGCTAAGGCCGACGCGGTTGTCTCGCTGGGCCGCAGGGCGCGAACGAGGGCCGTCTGATGAGTGACTTCCGAGGGCCAATCTTCCGCCCCGACATCGATGCCGTGATCGACTCTCGCATCACCGAGCTGCGTGACGAGGTTGCTCAGCAGATGTACGAGCAGATCCAGGCCAACCTGGCTGCCTCTCTGCGCAACCCGACGGGCCGGTACCAGCGTGCTGTGCGCAACGTGGAGGAAGGCGGCAGCCGGGTCATCGACGACCAGAACATCGTCTATGGCCCGTGGCTGGAAGGCACCGGCGAGCGCAACCGGACCACCCGGTTCAAGGGCTACGCCTCGTTCCGGCGCGCAGTGCAGGCCGTCGAGTCGCGCCTGGGGCCGGGCATCAGCCGTGCCGTGGGTGACATCGTCCGAATTGCTGGAGGTCGGTGATGGAGAACAGCGCGATCATCGACGCGGTCGTGAGCCACGCGCTCACCCTCGGCGTCTTCTCGTCAGTGAACAAGCACGAGCCGAAGTCGGCACCGGAGAACGGCTACGTCGCGGGCATGTGGGTGCAGAGCCTCGGCACGTCCAGCCGTCACTCCGGCCTGGCCGTGAGTGGCGTCCGGATCGTGTACCGCTTCAGGATCTACGGCCGGATGCTCCAGGAGCCGCAGGACGAGATCGACCCGGGCCTGGTGGAGGCTACCGACCTGTTCCTGAACTCGCTGCACGGGGACTTCCAGCTCGACGACCTGGTCACTGCGGTCGACCTTCTCGGGCAGTCGGGCTCGGCGATGGCCGGGCAGGCTGGCTACATCAAGCTCGGTGACGGGCTGTACCGGGTGATGGACATCGACATCCCCGTGATCATTGCGGACGCATGGGAGCAGGTGCCCTGATGGCCAAGACCTCAGGCCTCGGCGACAACTTCTACATCGCCGGATACGACGTCTCCGGGGACACCAACAGCCTGTCGCGGGTCGGCGGTGGCCCTGCGGTGATCCCGCAGACCAGCATCGTCCAGAGCGCTCAGGCTCGCGCTGGAGGGCTGCGCACCGGCGACCTTCAGTGGGTGTCGTTCTTCAACGACGACACGCTGGCCGATTCGGCGCACACCGCCCTCAAGGGCATCAGCGTCGATGATCAGGTCTGCTCCTATCTGCGGGGTACGGCCATCGGTAACGCCATGGCCTCCTGCGTCGCCAAGCAGATCGGCTACGACCCGACACGTGGAGCGGACGGCTCACTGACCCTCGGCGTTGCGGCCACCTCCAATGGCTACGGCATCGAGTGGGGGCAGCAGCTCACCGCCGGGATCCGGACCGATACCACGGGCACCAACGGGGCCAGCCTCGATGGTGGCGCGGCTACGACCTTCGGGCTCCAGGCCTACCTGCACGTGTTCGCAGTGACCGGGACCTCGGTGACGATCACCCTGGAGGACTCGGCCAACAACAGCACCTGGGCGGCCATCTCCGGAGCCGCCTTCGCCGCAGCCACCGGCAAGGGTGCGCAGCGGATCAGCATCTCCAACGCCGCCACCGTCCGCCGATACGTACGCGCGGTGTCGAGCGGCACCTTCACTAACGCCCGGTTCGCCGTGAACCTGGTCCGCAACGAGACCGCAGGGGCGGTGTTCTGATGCAGGGCATGATCCAGCAGCAGATCCCGGGCCAGCGCCCGATCCTGCGTTGCGCTCCTGCGCTGCGCGCCGACCAGATGACCACCTACGGCATTCAGATCCCGAAGCGTCGGGCCACCTGCAAGGAGGTGAACTGCCCGCACTACCTGAAGGGCTGGGCTACCACCGTGGTTGCCAGCAGCGCCGACGAGTCTCTGATCCGCAGCTCCAGTCGGCGCTGGTCGAACATGGAGCCGCTTCCGGGCGGGTTCCGGCGCTACACCTTTCCCGCTGGTCAGGCGTGCTTCGCTGCGTCACGCCATCGGGTCGCCGTCGACTCTCCGCTGTTTTACAAGCGGGGCGGTGACTGGCGGGCGATCGTCACACAGGCGGTCAAGATGCGTCCCTCGGACTGGGTGGACGATTTCGCAAACCACCAGCAGGCGCTGGCGGACAAGCAGCAGGAGGGCTGAGTCATGGCCAAGGAGACCGGGCTGGCCATTGCCGGGCTGACCGTGGACGATGCGGCAGGCGCGGGCAAGGACATCCGTAACGACGTCAACAACTTCCAGTTCGCCACGCCTCGTGCCGTTCAGGACGTGACCGGTGTCGACAAGTCGGCCTACGAGCGGCTGCTGCTGCTCGCCGACTTCTCGATCACCCTGAACGGTGCCGGGTTCAACGACGCCGCCGACCACGCGCACGCCGTCTTCAAGACGGTGCCGTCGACCTCGGTGGCCCGCACGGTGGCGCTGAACATCAGCGGCCAGACGCTGAGCAACGAGACGCTGTTCACCGACTACAGCCTCACCCGTGGTGCCGACGGTGGCATCACCTGGACCGCGCCGGGCGTCCTCGCTGACGGCACCGTCCCGACCTGGTCCTGATCAACCCCTACCACCACAAGGAGCTTCCGATGGGGTTTCGTTTCAAGAGGACGATGCGGCTGGCCTTCGCTGGCGACTTGGAAGGCCTGGAGATTCAGGTCCGCCCGGTCTCCTTCGACGACCTGATGACCTTCCTGGCTTTGGAGCTGCGCGACCCCAAGTCGACGGAGATCCTGGCCAGCACTATCACCGAGTGGAACTACGAGGACGAGCAGGGTTGGCCCGTCACGGCCGACTCAGAGGGCCTGCGCACTCTTCCTCCGCCTGTTCTGCGCGCCGTCATCGCCGCCTGGACCGAGGCTCAGTCGGGAGTCTCCGCCCCTTTGGCGCTCGGCTCGACCAGTGGAGAGGAGCCCTCGATCGAGATGGCTTCACTGCCGATGGAGAGCTTGCCGTAAAGCCGCCGGAGCTGGTGGAGGCGGAGCTGCTGCTCTCGATCCTCCGCCGGTTCCCCGGCTACACACTGACCACGCTGCTCGCCGAAGACGCGCGGCTGCTGCAACTGCTGGCCATCGAGGCGAGGGGGAACGGTGGATAACGAAGTCGTCGTCCGCGTCACCGGTGAGAACGACACCAAGGCAGCGTTCGATGGGGCGCGGGCCGATGCGAAGAAGCTGCACAACGACATCCACGAGGACGCCAAGAAGACCGGGCCGTCCGCTGGTTCGTCGCTGGGCAAGGGCATCGGCTCCGGCCTGCTCGGTGCCATCCCGGAGATCGCCGGGGTCATCGGCAAGGGCCTCGGTGCTGCCTCGGAGTCCATCTCCGGCCTTGCCGCCTCCCCCATCGGCAAGGCCATCGGGGCTGGTGCTGGTGCTGTGGCTGGCACCGTGCTCATGGCCACGCTCTCCTCGGTGGTGGCTGCCGGTGCTGGTCTGGGCGTTATTGGCGTCGGCGTCACGGCTGCGGTCAAGAAGTCGCCAGAGATTCAGCAGGCCGGTAAGCAGGCTGGTCAGCGCTTCATGGACGCACTCGGCCGGGAAGCGGCCGTCTACAACAAGCCGATCCTGGAGGCGCTGGGCACCCTGGACGCGGCCGGTCAGCGCATTGCTGGGAAGCTCGGCCAGGCATTCGGAGCTACGGCCAAGTCCATCGGCCCGCTCGTCGACTCCATCACGTCCGGCATCGAGGCGCTGATCGACTCCATCGCCGGGATCGCCAGCAACTCCGGCGGCGCGCTGGAAGGGCTGGGCGAGGCGTTCGAGATCGTCTCCGAGTCCGTTGGTCAGGCACTGGAGTACATCGTCGGCAACGGTGAGAGTGCCGGTGACTCGCTGGTGGTTCTCGCTGGTGTGATCGGCAAGCTGATCGAGTGGGCCGGTGCCGCCATCGGATCGTTCACCGTTCTTGCCGACACGCTCGGCTTCCTCGGGCCACTCGCTGACCTGTTCCGAGACACCGGTGACGGAGCGAAGAAGGCGGCAACCGACACGAAGGTGCTGACCGACTCGATGACCGAGGCGGCCACAGCTGCCACACACGAGCGTGACGCACTGGCTAAGCTGTCCGACGAGCTGAAGGCGCAAACCGACCCGGTGTTCGGGCTCCTTGAAGCGCAGGAGGCGCTGAAGGAGGCGCAGGACAAGACCACGGAGGCGGCCCGCAAGTACGGCCGCAACAGCCCCGAGTTCAAGGGCGCGCTGCGTGACCAGGCGCGGGCTGCTCTGGAGCTGGAGTCCAACGCGGGCAAGCTGGGCGACACCTTCAACGGCAAGATGACCCCGGCCATGCGGGCGACACTGCGGGCTGCCGGTATCACCGAGAAGGGCATCGCCGACCTGGAGAAGCAGTTCCGGGACGCCAAGCGTGCCGGTGACCGGTTCGCCGGGACCTACACCGCGAACATCGTCACCAGATACTCGACTGTGGGCAAGAGGAATGGTGACTTCGGACGGGGTGGCAGCTACACCGGTGTCGGTGGTCTCGCATCCGGTGGCATCAAGGGCGCGGCCAACGGCTCCACCAGCTCGGGCCTGACATGGGTCGGTGAGCGGGGCGCTGAGCTGATCGACCTGCCTCCGGGGACGCAGGTTCACTCCTCGGGCGATTCGGACCGCATGATGAGGCAGGGCGGCGGGCTGGGTGGCTCGGCGCGTGGTGGAGACGGCGGTGAGCTGAAGGTGACTCTGGTGTTCGATCCGTCGCAGGCTCCGGAGGCGATTCAGGGGCTGATGAAGGGGATCCGTGCTGAGATCCGTGATGGTGGCGGTTCGGTGCAGACGGTGCTCGGTGTGGCGGGGGTGTCCTGATGGCCAGCCTGTACGGCAACAGCGACTCCCCCATCATCGAGGCCCTAATCAGCGGTGTGTGGACCGACATCAGCTCCCGGGTGCGTGGGGACCAGAAGTGTGTGATCTCGCGCGGGCGGGCTTCTGAGCAGGCGCGCACCACCGCTCAGCGCCTCAACCTGACCCTCGACAACGCGGACGCCTACTTCTCCAACCGGGCTCCGCTGTCGGCCAACTACGGCCTCATCGGTAAGAACACCCAGATCCGCGTGCGGGCCGGAGAGGAGGCCGCCGATCGCTACCTGAAGCTGCCATACACCGAAGCCGAGAGCGACGCCGGAGCGGAGACGGCCGACAAGGCAGTCCTCGACATCACCGGCGACATCGACGTGCGTGCGGAGATCATGCCTCGCACGTGGCGTCCGACAGACGACATGATCATCGCCTCGAAGTGGAACTTCACGAACAACGCCCGGTCGTGGATGGTAGCCGTCGACACCGAAGGCAAGCTGTCTATCGCCTGGACGACCGACGGCCTCTTCGCCACCAGGCGCACTGCCACTTCCACGGTTGCTGTTGACGCGTCGTCCGGAAGGCTGGCAGTCCGCTTCACCCTGGACGTCAACAACGGCGCAGGTGGCGTCACAGCCGCGTTCTACACCTCAACGTCGATCGGTGGAACCTGGACACAGCTCGGCACCAACGTGGTCTCGGCGACAACGTCGTCCATCTACAGCGGCTCGGCCAACCTGGCGGTCGGGCGCGGCGACGACTACCGAGGGGCGAACACCGCGAACCGCATGGGCTTCGGTGGCCGGATCTACGAGATGGAGGTGCGCAACGGCATCGGAGGCACCCTGGTCGCCGACTTCTCCGCGACCGGACAGGCTCTCGGAGCCACCTCCTGGTCTGACGGGCTGGGCACCCCGAACACCTGGACGGTCGGCGGCACTGAGGTCGGCGTTCGGGTCACCTCCGACCGGGTGCGGTTCTGGGGCGAGCTGACCAACCTGCCGCAGCGCTGGGACACAACCGGCACCGACGTGACCATCCCGGCCCTAGCCACGGGGATGCTGCGTCGCCTGTCGCAGGGCGCTAAGCCTCTCGACTCGGCCATGACCCGCAACACCCGCCGCCGTGACCCGTACGCCTGGTGGGCACTGGAAGACGGCTCAGGGGCCACGTCAGCAGCCTCTGGCGTGTCTGGTGGCCGGGCGCTGACGTTGACCGCCGCGCAGCTCGGCGACACGGATAAACCGCCCGGCTCCAAGTCGGCGCTTGCGTTCACGGGGGCCACCTCGCAAGCCATCATTCAGAGCTTGCCAGTGCCGACAACCACCGGCGTCCTGTCGCTGGTGTTCTACATGCGGATGGCTGCCCTGCCTGCTACCAAGTCGATGTTCGCCTCGTTTGCGACACCTGGTACCGCACGCCGCATCGAGGTTGGCATCGCCTCGGGAGCCTGGTACGTCGACTTCTACGACAGCACCGGCGCAATCATCGGCAACCAGTCGGTTGCAGTGACGCCCGGTAATAACCCGGCCCTCGGATGGGTCGGGTACAACCTGCTGCTGGAGCAATCGGGGGCTGACCTGAACTATTCCCAACGCTGGGACCAGGTCGGCGTTGGGCTGGGTGGCGGTGTCGGCCCGGTCACGATCTCATCGGCGACGGTACAGCCAATCAACTCGGTGCGGTTCTATGCCTCAGGGGCGTCAGAGTTCCAGGCGTTGAAGCTATCGCAGGTGTTTCTGTCAACGGAGTCCTTTGAGCTGTCCGACGCTGGGTTCCGGGACGCCTCCAACGCCTACTTCGGCGAAACGGCCGTAGACCGCCAGGTCCGCCTGTGCGCTGAGGAGGGTATCTCGTTCGAGCACGAAGGCTTCGCCTCAGAGTCCGAAACGATGGGCTTCCAGACGATGACGACCTTCCCGGACCTGATGAACGAATGCTGGGAAGCCGACGGTGGGGTGGCCAGTGAGGCGCGTGATGCGCTGTTCATCAGCTACAGGACTCGTGCAGATCTAGAGAACAACAACAACCTGACGGTGGCTTATCCGTCAGGTCTGATGTCCGAAGTGCCGCAACCGGACGACGGGGACCAGGGGCTGCTGAACGACGTCACCGTACGTCGTTCGTCCGGGTCGACGGCCCGCGTGCAGGTCATCGACGGTCCCAACTCGATCAACTCTCCCACGGCCACACCGCCGGGCGTCGGGGTCTACGACACGGACCGAACCCTGAACGTCGCCTACGACGATCGGTTGCCATCGATCGCAGGGTGGATCGCGCTGGTCGGGTCGTGGGATGCCGACCGGTATCCGCTGGTGGCCTTCGGGATGCACCGACAGCAGCTGCTGTCCGACGACGCGCTATTTGCGCAGGTCATGAAGGTCAACCTCGGTGACACGCTCACTCTCTCCGACATGCCATCATGGATGTCTCCGGACGACGTACCGGAAATCGTCCAGGGCATCGACGAGGTGTTGGGCAAGTTCCTGTGGGAGATCAAGCTCAACTGCACCCCCGGTGGCCCGTACCGGGCGACGGCGACTCTCGGCGATGACACGTACGTACCGCGCCTGGACGCCACCAGTCACACCACCGGTGGATCGTTGACCACCACGGCGACCTCGGTGTCACTGGTGACCCCTGCCGGGAGCGCGCGCTGGGTGGACTCGGCCACCTACCCGGGCGACTTCCCCATGGACATCGTCATCGGGGGTGAGGTGATGAGCCTGACCGCCGTGACCGGCACTAGCAGCCCGCAGACGGGCACGGTGACCAGATCGATCAACGGCATCGTCAAGTCGCACTCCTCCGGCGCGCTGGTACGACTGGCCCGCCCGTTCTACATCGGAAGGTAGATCATGGCCACGTCGTATCTAACCGGGCAGCGGCTGACGGCTGATCTGCTCAACACCAACACCACGGCATTCATGCCGACTCAGACAGTCAAGGGAGGCACGACGTCCCGGAACACCACAACCACGTTGACCGCCGATCCGGACCTGTCGGGTATCGCGCTGGGGGTGGGCACCTACCGGATCGAGGTGGGCCTGTACTTCACGGTGGCGGCGGCGGCGAACGGTGGTCTGCGGACGCAGTGGTCGTTCTCGGGGACGTGGAACAACCCGACGCGGGCATGTTCGGGCCCTGGGGCGAACCTGACGGGCGTGTCGACGACGGGGCCGTCTCGCATTCCGGAGATGACCTCGATCACCTACACCAGCACCCAGAACGCCGACTATCAAATGGGCAACACGACCACGGCCCGCACGAGGGTCCTGGAGGACTGCGCAAACGTCGTTGTGACCGTGGCGGGGAGCATGTCGGTGACGTGGGCGCAGACCACCAGCAACGCCAACAACACCAACATCCACGCCGAGTCGTTCGTGCGGGTGACGCGGCTGGCGTAGGGCTCCCGGCTTCGGCCGGGCAGCAGTAACGCAGGTTGCCCCAGGAACGGCAAAAGACCCCGGCTGTGGTGGTCCGGGGTCTTTTGCTTGCTCGGATCAGGCAGCGCGCTGAGCCTTCAGGGTCCAACGGCCGTGCGAGGCCTGCTCTACCAGCCCCTGCTCGCGCAGGTCCTTCAGGTGCTTGAACACCATGTCCCGGCCGATGCCCGCTTCGGTGGCGATGTCCTTCCAGGACGTGCGCCCGGCCTTCACCGCGTCGAGCACCCGCTGAGCCGTGCCCTCCACCTTCGGGCCGTGGCCGATGAACTCCGACTTCAGGCTGAAGGAGGTGAAGGCCGAAGCGCCTCCGGTGGCCTGAGAGCGCTGCTGCGGCACGCGGACCGGAGCGGGCACGTGTTCCCCGCGCTGAGCCGCTTCGTGGCGTTCACGGCGCTTCTGGACCCGCCGCTTGGCCTCCTCCAGGTCACCGTCTGCCGTCGACTTGCGGTCCCGGTAGGCCGGGCTCAGGTCAAGAGCAGTCATCGGAGAAACGGAGCGCCAGAAGATGGAGCCCATGTTGCTGGCCGTCGTGTCGTCGTCGTCGTAGAACCCACGCATCATCGCCTTGCGCGAGCCCTCACCACCAGCCACGAAGCCGTAGCCGCCACCGGACGGGATCGAGCGCATCGTCGCCGAGGGCACCCCGAAGATGTTGCCGCCCGCCGCCTCCTCGCTCTTGAGCAGGACGCCGTTCGCACCCTTGATGTTGTTGCGGATGGCCGCCGGGTACTGGCCACCACCACCGAACGTCGGCAGCGTCGCCTCCTGGCCCGCAAGGATGATGCCCACCCCAGCCTTGTTGCCGGTGGTGGCGATCCGAGCGACCAGGCGCTGCGTCTCCTCCCAGAACTCCGGGTTGTTCTGCTTGTCCAGCACGAGCTTGCACTCGTCCAGGATGATCAGCAGCCCGGGGCGTTCCTCGGTCGGGGTGAAGCCCTGCACGCCGTTGACCTTGTTCTCGTCGCCCTGCATCACGATGACGTCCACGGCCTCGCGCAGCATCTGGACGATCTGCTCCGGCTTGCCCGCGTAGTAGTCGGCGTGACGCATCAGCAGCGGCGAGGACAGGCCATCCTGACCGTCGGCGAACCAAACGGCCGTCGGGAACTGCTGAGAGCCCGCCGCCGTCTGGGCGATGTTCTCCAGCAGCCGCGACTTACCGGATCCGGTACCACCGGCGATCATGCCGTTGTGGATGCGGTTCGTGCTGTAGAGCTTCCACAGCGCCTTACCCTCGCCGTCGAGGTACGGCCCGATCCAGATGGTGCCGTCGCTGTTCATCGCGCCCAGGCCCGGCCAGCTGGTACCAGCCGCCACCGGGGAGCTGTCGATGATGGTGATCAGCAGCGTCGGGGCCTCCAGCGTCGGGTGTTCCTCGATGATCAGCTTGTGGTTGCGCTTGAGGCGCAGGCCCGAGCGGATCTTCGCAGCCAGGTGCTCGATCTCCTCCAGCGTGTGCGTGCCCGGCACGACCTCCATCGCGTACCGCGCGCCGAAGCGCAGGTGCTCATAGTGGGTCAGCGCCGTGCCGTGCAGGATCTTGCCCGGACCGGCCAGGTTCTGCTCCCACAGCGGGCTGTAGACATCGACCTCGGGGGTCGGCGCGTAGATCGCCTCCTCCTTCGGGGCATCCCAGCCGTAGCCCAGCCGGTGGTCAGCCCAGTGCCACAGTGAGGTGCCGATCCCGACGATCGCGAGAGTGAACATCATCGGCCCGGTCACGCCGGTCAGCATCGCGGCCACCGTCCACCCGGCAGCCGCTGCCAGGAAGGCGTAGACGCGAGTCCGGCGCTTCACACACAGCAGGCGACGCTTGGCCTGAACGCCGAGCACGACGGCCACAGCGAAAGCTGCGATCGACGTGGCAATGGCGATCTCGGCGTCAGCGCCGGTCTGGTGCATGGCGATCCGTGCGGCCGTAGCGGCGATGGCGACCGAGGCGATGGCGACCCACGGCTTGCTCATCTCGACGATCTGCTCGCGGTCCGCGCCGGGGGCGACGGGACGAGCGGCGTAGTCGGACGCGGCCTCGGAGATCTTCGCCTTGATCGGGTCGGTGAGCCACTGGGTGTAGGTCTGGGTGGTGGTGGCAGTCGTGGTGGTCATCGTCGTACTCCTGTCGATGCTGTCGGTATCGTTTCCGGGACAGGACCGGCCCTCGTGCGAGTAGGGCCGGTCCTCGTTGTCTGTCAGTCGTTCCCGCTGAGGAACGAGCGGTTGCCGTGCTCGCCCCCGATCGCGTCGCTGGCGTCCTTCACGGTGAGCTGGTCGGTCAGCAGCTGAAGCAGCCGCTCGGCCACCGGCAGTGCCTCGTCGAACGCTGCCTGGATCTCGTATGCGGCGTCGATGGTCATCTGCCCGTTGTCGGTGTCCAGCAGGTGGTTCACGAAGGCTTCGCCACCGGGCGTGCCGAGTTCGGTGCAGGCGTCCACCATCAGCTGCGCGTGGTCGATGGACTGCTGAAGGCCCTGGACCTCCGGGTTGATGTCGATGCTCACGTCGTTCTCCTTCGGGGCGAATCGCTTGAACAGGGGGATGACCTTGGCCAGTGGCCGGTCGTCGTCTTCGGTCTCGTCGGGGTGGTGGGAGATGAACTCCCTGGGTGGCTTCTGGATCTTCCGTTCGGGCACGTTGCCCTTGAGGGCGTTGATGATGTTCACCGCGCCGCGCTGGGCCACATGGATGGCGGCCACAGCGGCGACGCAGATGAACAGGGTCTCGATCACTTGCCGAGGAGGCTGATGCCCCACCAGATCAGGCCGCCCACGACGATGGCGCGGGCAGGGCGCTCGAACACCCACTCGACAGTCCGGGCGACCAGAGCCATCGGCAGGGCGACGAGCCGCCAGTACCAGACGCCCGCCTCCCGCATCCAGCGGTGCCCTCCGAAGATCCAGGGGGCGTGGTGGGCGTAGTCGCGCATCTCGGTCCAGGCCGGGCGGGGCTCGGTGAGCAGGTTCGGCGGGATGATCAGGGACCGGAACTTACTCTCCGTGGCCGGAACGGAGGCCGGAACTTCCGCCCGACCCGTCCCGATTCGTACCGTTTCGTCTACCGGATTGAGTCCCGAAACCGGGGTTTCGCTGTCCGACCGGAACGACCGGAATTCACTCTGCGTGGTCATCTCTGCCTCTCTCACTTCTCGTTCTCAGCGAGCAGCTTGGCCAGCTCGTCGTCGATGTTCATGGCCTTCAGCTCGACCTCAGCCGCGTCGGGCTGCGCCTCGATCTCCTTCTTCATGCCGGAGACCTTGCCAACGCTGATGTTCATCTCAGCGGCGATGGCGCGAACCGACTTGCCTTCGTTCAGCAGCTGCCGGACGGTGTTCAACTCGGCGGCCCGGTCGGTGTTCACCGGCTTGGCCTTCGGGGTGTTCATCTTCTTCGCGGTGTTCATCTTGGAGGTGTTCACCGGCTCAGCCGGGGTGTTCATCTGAACGCTGGCCGGGGTGTTCATCTCGGGCTCGGCGGTGTTCATCTGAACGCTGGCCGGGGTGTTCATCTCGGTGTTCATCTGAACGGTCGCGACGTGTTCAACCGGGTGTTCATCGTGCTGTTCAACCGGGTGTTCATCTGCGCCCTGAACAGCGGAAACCTCGATCTGAACGCCGGTGTTCAGGGTGTTCATCTGAACGCTCGGCTGAGTGTTCATCTCGGTGTTCACCGGGGTGTTCATCTGAACGCTGGCCCGGTGTTCATCGCTGGTGTTCAACTCGGCCGTGAACACCTTGTCGCCGGTGTTCATCTGAACGCTGGCCGGGGTGTTCATCTGAACGCTGCGGTGGTCCGCCCCGAGGCCCCGGATGGCGAGTGAGGCGACCATGACGACGCCGTCGTAAGCCAGCGGAAGCAGGTAGGCGACGAAGGCGGGAACCTTGTGGTCGAGCGCCATGGTGGCCAGCCCGACGTACGAAGCGATTCCAGCACCGCCACCGACGACGATCGCTGCCGCGTAGAGCGGCAGGCTTCCCTTGCCTCGGGCCACGAGCGCTTCGAGGAGAAAGATCACCGCAGCGAAGCCGACGGGGACGACGGCCATCAGCGCGCCGCCGAGACGGTCCTCGCCGTGCAGGAAGTTGGCGACGGCCGATACGCCGATGAACGCGAGGAAGACGAACCAGGCGACGACCTTCATGTCAGCCTCCTTCTCTGTAGTCGGTAACTCAATGACTCTTAAGGTACTCCTCCCTGAGCCAGACGTCAAGGTGTCTTCAGGGAAATACTTGTACATGTCGGACTCATGCTGTACGTAGATAGCAGGAAGCCCCGCCCTCTTGTGAGGTGCGGGGCTCGCTTGCGTTTCGGTCAGTCCTGGAAGACGGCCAGGCCCTTCGTGGTGCGCGGGGCGGAAGAGGACAGCTCCAGCAGCAGGTGCGCTGCGGTGCCGAATCCGTCAGTGGCTCCGAGGAGGAACATCTCGACCTCCTTGACCGCCGCGATCCGCTGCGGGCTGGTCAGCAGGAACCGATGCGCTCCGGGCCAGGTGGCCACCAGCTTCTCTGCGCGAACGTGCGCCTGGGTGTGCCTCATGCCGTCACCTGCTTGTGGCCGTTGGAGCTGATCGGAGCGGTCCGGGCCTGGGTCTCCAGGTCGTGCAGCAGGACGGTGGTGGCGTGGACGGTCTCCCGGGTGGCCGGAACCTTCAGCTGCGACAGCCAGGTCGAAGCGTGGTTGAGGGCGAACCCGGCGGTCGCGCCGAGGACCGAGACGGCGAAGGCGATCTGCGAGAGACCCTGCGGGAGGTCGCAGGTCCAGCCGATGCAGGCGACGGTGACGCTGCCCAGGCCCAGCAGCCCGAAGCGGCCAGCGGCGATCTGAAGGGAATCGCTCTTGGCAGCGACGGTCTTGGCGAGGGAGTTCTGAGTGCTCATGAAATGCTCCTGTGGTGGTTGGTGTGAGAGCTACAGGGTGATGTCTTCGGCGGTGATCAGCTCCAGCGCGAGGCGCAGGTGCTTGATGCACAGCTCGATCTCGGCGTCGAGGCTACCGACCGGGACCCCGGTGCAGCGGTGTCCGTAAGGCCCGTCCAGGTACCGGCAGGTCCTGCGTCGTCCGTCGGCTCCGGCCTCGACCAGCGGGGTGGTGGTTCCCTGAACCCTGCGGCGCAGGGCCTCGATGCGGTGTTCGATCACGAGTCCTCCTTGTGCTGCGCCGCTGGGTGGTGCGGCTGGCTTGTGCTTACGATCTTAGCCTGGCATCATTGACTCGTCAAGGGGAAGTCAGGTACTGTTCCCTCACCAACGAGAAGGAGGCCGGAGATGGCGCGCAAGGCGAAGTTCACCCACCAGCTGGTGATTCAGGTGACGGAGGACGTGAAGGCATGGATCGAGCAGCGGGCCGCCGACGAGGAGATGTCGCAGGCGGACGTCGGTCGCGAACTGCTCGACGTGGCACTGCGGAGCAAGAACGGCCCGACCAACCTCGACTGATACTCCAGCTCAAACGCAGAGAAGCCCCAGGTTTTCGGCCTGGGGCTTCTTGCTGTTCCGGTATCACTCGGCGGGGATCACGGTCCTCGTGCCGACCTTCTTGATGACCGTCTTGGGACGGCCGGATCCGGTGATCTTCGCGACCTCGTAGTCACCGGTGCTCAGCAGCTCATCGATCCACATGTCGAGCTGCGCTGCCGCCACGTTCTTCTTGAAGACCAGAGCGTTGATCTCCGTCCGCGACGACCAGCCCATCTCGGTGCCGTCGATGTGCTCCTTGATCCGGCCTGCACCGTCGGACAGCCCGACCACCCGACTGGCCATCAGGAAGTGCTCGATCGACCAGGCTCCGATGGCGATGGCAGCGTGCATGACACGCTCCGACAGCCGGTCGTCCGGCGTCTTGCCCGAAGCGAGGTGCAGAAGGGCTGCGAGCCGGAGAACCCGGGCTACGTGCTTGGCCGCCCAACCCCGGACCCGAGACAGGTCGCCGTTGCTGGTCGGGTCCATACGCGACTCGAACGCGCACTGAAACTGGTAGTGCAGGTTGTACGCCTCGCGCGTCATGTCGATGACCTGGCCACAAGCTTCCAGCTCCTGGTCAAGCGCCTGGGCGTCGGCGATGACCCGGTACTCCACCAGCGAGTTCAGCAGGTTCGACCACCACGCCTTGCGACGCTTGTCCTCGGCCAGCCCCAGGTCGTCGTCGATGAACACCGACGGCCGGTTGACGCGCTTGCCGACCAAGTCGCCCGGCAGCGACAGCAGGAACCGGTTGATGAAGCCGGTCTCGTCCATCACGCCGTTACGCAGCATGTCGGCCACCAGGCCCGGCTGCGGGCTCACGACCACCGCCAGGGAGGCACGGCCGATCTGACCGGTCTCACGGGTGACACGGGTCGGGTTGTAGGGCGAGCAGTCGTAGCCCTTCAGCACGATGCCCAGGTTGGCCGTGCGTCCGCTGTACTGACCTCCGAGGTTACGCAGCAACGTGCCCTCATCGTCGATGACCGCACCGTAGCCGCCGTTCTTGGCCATCTTGTCGGCCAGAGCCTCCGGCGTCGTGTCGCCGTCCAGCGCCAGGATCGGCGCGGCGGGCGGCTTCTTCGCCAACTCCAGCGCCTCCGCCTCCAGCTGCTTGGCCCGAGCCTTCAGCCCTTCCTGCTCCTCCAGCGGCGTCGCCGGGTGCTTGGCCCGCTTGTAGCAGTCCTCGATCTCCTCGTTGAGGTCGAGCTGTCGCTGAGCCAGCTCGGAGGCGTGCTGCTCGGCCAGCGTGTTGTTCGCCTTCCAGAGGCCGTTGCGGATCTCGGTGACAGCCGGAGACTTCGCCGAGCCCGAGGCCATGCCGGTCAGCACGTACAGGTTCGTCGGCTCGATGAAGCCCAGGTCCCGGCGCACCACGATGCGCGGACCGGTGACGCCGGACAGCACTCCCAGCATGGTCAGCGCGACCAGGTCGGTCGGGACCTGCTTGCGCGCCGCCAGATCCAGCACGTACTCCCGCATGTCTCGCGGAAGCTGCTCCACCGGGAAGCGGCGAGCGTAGCCGTGACCAGCCTCTGTGGGGGTTGCGCCCTCACCGCGAGCCAGGACCGGCTGGTCGTCGGCGACCTGCTGATCTGAAGGAGTGTCGTCGTAGTCGCTGCCGTCGTAGAAGTGCGGCTCGTCGTCGAACGACGGCTCCTCCAGGGTGGCCAGGTAGTTCGGGTCGTTCAGGAAGGAGAGGTCGTTGTCGATGCTCATGCGGCACTTCCCATCGAGGTCGTGGTGGAACGGATGAAGCGCACGTCTGCGGGAAGCTGGGCCGGGGTGGGCCAGTCGTGCGGCACGGGCTTGTCGTTGAGGTAGTCCTGAACCGGGACGAGCTTGCGGGTCTGAACGCAGATGGGGTCGACGTCGTTGCGCCAGTCCTTCGCCTCCCAGTCGACCGGACCGCCGAGGTAGTCGCCGATGCACGGCTGCGCAGCGATCTCCTCCTGAGCCTTCCGGTAGATCGACTGGGTGACCAGCTTGGTGTCCTGGGCGCTCCAGACGGGCTTGGCCACCGTGGCGTTCTCCTCAGCGACGCGGGCCTGGTAGCCAGCCTCGAAGGCGGCACGGTAGGCCAGCGACTCACCGGCGGGGCTCTCGTTGCTCCAGCGACCGGCTGTGGCCATCAGGTAGGCGACCTGGTCGGCGGTGAAGAGGTGGTTCGGGTCGTTCAGCGCGAGGATCAGGCGCTCGTGCGCCGTTGACTCGTGTCGCTCAGTCATGCTATGCTCCTGTTGTGCTTGGGGGTGGTGCCCCAGGAACGTCGGTTTGAGAGCTGACAGTGCGTGGAGAAGGCCCTTGTCCTGGCAGACGGGGGCCTTCTTGCTGTCCTGGCTACCGCTGCGGCGACGCAAGCTCGTCCGGGATCTCCACGATGATGCCGTACTTCGCCATCTCCTGAGCCTGCCGCTCGAACATCTTGCGCTTGCGGACGAGGACCGACTTCTCGGTGGCCTTGGTGGTGTCCCGGCTCGCCGTCCGGGCCTCTGTGGTGGTCATGGAGATAAAGCTACACGCTCAAGCGTTTAGCGTCAACCCTCCCACTCGATCTTTCTTCAGGCGCGTCGAGTAAGGCGACCCTTAGTTCGTCTCGGGACTTAGTTCGTAACTTCGTACGTAGCCGGTTACGTAGAAAGTCCACCGCCCCTGAGCTGCGAAAACGTCGTCGTCGGGGGGCTTAATTCGTTAATTCGTTTCTTTCGTAGGGGAGAGCACGGGTGTGCCGGTAGACCCGTACCCCCGTATGTGTGACCTAGGCCACTCCTTAAACGATGTCCATTTTTTAGATAACTTACTTACTTATTTATATATATGCAGGTCAGAGGCTCTTTGTTACCCCATCATCGGGGGTGGGTGTTGGAGACGCCTCCCCTCACCCACTCTCCCCCCTACGAAAGAAACGAATTAACGAAAGAAGCAGGTCAGGGCCACGAAAAAAGGTACGTACGAACTACGAACTAACTCTGGGAGGGCGCTTCGTACGTAGACCGACCGCCTGGAGGTCCCACTCACCTCCCCGATGAGCCTTTGATCTTCCCTTCCTCGTACCCGTTGACTTCTCCCTGAGTCTTCAGGTAAGATTGAGTCATCCGAGAGGAAGGGGTGAACATGACGTTCGCCAAGAGGTTCTGGGTCAGTGGACTGCCGAAGCCGAAGGGCTCTCTGCGTCCAGTCGGACGGCTGGGCCAGAAGGCGCGGCTGATCGAGCAGGTCGACCCGAAGGGCGTCTGGAAGACCGCCATCAAGGCGGAGGCGCTGAAGCACGTGGACGGCGAGCCGTACACCGGCCCGGTCCAGGCCCGGCTCAGCTTCTACTTCCCGAAGCCGCAGAAGCCGCGTCACGCACAGCCCACCACCCGCACGTCCGGAGACGTCGACAAGCTCCAGCGCAACGTCTTCGACGCCCTCCAGACCAAGAGCGGGGCCGGGCTCATCCAGGACGACTCGCAGATCGTCCACGTGATCGCCGAGAAGCACTACGTCAACATGAACACGCCCGAGCCGGGCATCTGGATCACGCTCACCCCGTACCAGCCCTCGGTCTGCTCCGTCTGCGGCAGCGACCAGGGGATCGCCGGGGAGTGCAACACCTGCTTCCTCGACTGGGACGAGAGGTTTGCCTGATGATTCCAGGACTAGCCGAGGAGCTGGACCAGCGGCTCGCTGAGCGGGTCGAGCAGGCCAGGCTCAAGCAGGAGCAGAAGCGGGCGGAGCGGATTCAGGCCAAGGCCCGGCGCGATGCCGGACTTGCCGCACGACACGCCGCCAAGCTCGCACGAATCCAGAAGGAGCGGTCATGACCGTTCAGCAGAAGGTCAGCCCCACCGGCATCCGGGTCCTGTCCGCCGACGTCGACCGCGAGACGTGGCTGAAGGAGCGGGCCAAGTATCTGTGCTCCTCGGACATGGCCGCCGTGCTCGGGGTGACCGAGTACTCCACCGCGCTGCACGTGTTCCTCTCGAAGCGGGGTGAGGCCCCCGAGGACACCGCAGGCGAAGCGGCTCTCTGGGGCAACCTGCTGGAGGACGTCGTCGCTCAGGAGTGGTGCAGGCGCAACCGCTCGGTCATCCGCCGCATCGGCCTGGTCCGGCACCAGGAGCGGACCTGGCAGGCCTGCACGCTGGACCGGGTCGTGAAGGAATGCCCGGACGGCCTGGGCCACTGCGCCCTGGAGATCAAGACCCGCTCGGCATTCCTGGCGGGCAAGTGGAAGCGCGACATCCCCGACGACGTCCTGGCTCAGGTCGTCTGGGCGATGGAGACCTGCGGCTACAGCCACATGCACGTGGCTGTGCTGATCGGTGGTCAGGACTACCGGCAGTACGTGGTCAAGCGCGACCCGCAGCTCGCCGCCGACATCGTCGCCGCCGGACAGAGGTTCTGGACCGAGCACGTGCTGTCCGGCATCGAGCCGGTCGTCACGGGCCACGGCGACGCGCTGGCCGAGCTGTACGACGCGTTGCACCCCTCGCACGAGGGCGTCCAGCGCATCTCCGACCTCGACGACCAGATCGACACCCTGCACTGGATGCGGGAGTACGAGCTGGGCCGGGTGATGGAGAAGCGCGGGGAGAAGCGCAAGAAGGACGCCCGTGCGCAGCTCCTGCGAATCCTCGGCCCGGCAGACACCGCCGTGGTGGAAGACGAGGAGGCCTTCAGCTACCGCAGCCACAGCAAGGAGGCCCTGAACACCAAGAAGCTCAAGGAGGAGCGGCCCGAGATCTACGACGCCTACCTGAGCCAGTCCGCAGTCACGACCCTGCGCATCGCCAAGAAGTACACGCTCCGCAACGACTACCAGGAGGAATTCGATGTCTGACCTTCGCAGCAACGCCGCCATCGCCGCCGGACGCACCACCGTCGCCGTCGAGGAGCTGCCGGAGACCTCGGCTTCCGTGTCAGCCCCGCCCGCCCTGGAGATGCCCGACCTCGGGGAGAGCCCGGCCGATTACGACCAGGTGCCGGTCGTGGTGGCCTGGATGCGGGTCATGCGGGAGATCCGGGAGATGCGCAAGGAGGGTCGCTACAGCGGTGGCGGCACCACCTACAACTTCCGGGGCGTCGACCAGGCGATGAACATGTTCGGCGCGGCCGTCCGTAAGCACGGCGTGGTGATCATGCCGTCGAACGTGGAGGCGACCTACCGCGACACCACCACCAACAAGGGCAACAAGATGCGCGAGTGCACCGTGACGGTCACCTACGACATCTACGGCCCCAAGGGCGACAAGATCGTGGCCATGTCCGCCGGTGAGTCGCTGGACTCCTCCGACAAGGGCACCGCCAAGGCGATGAGCGTGGCCCTGCGCGTGCTGCTGCTCCAGGGCGGCATGGTCCCGACCGAGAACCGTGACCCGGACGCCGACCGGCACGAGCGCGGCGAGGCCGAGATGCGGACCGCCGAGAGCTACATGATCGAGGCGTCCAGCGAGCAGACTTCCAAGCAGCGGCTGCTGACCATCTACAACGAGCTGAAGCGCAACAACCGGCTCGGGGAGATGGTGATGCCGGAAGGCGCTGAGGAGCCCCAGACGATCGGCGACTACGTGGTGGCGATCGGGAAGACCCGCTAGACCGGCTGAGAGCCACGCAGAGCCCCTAGAACGGCTTGCCCTTGGAAGGCTTAGGGTGAGCCCGGACAGGGGCTCTGTGGCGTTCTGAGCGGGCTACAGGAGGGGTGTGGTGGTGGCGTCCAAGGTTTAACAGCTCCCCTAACGCCATCTATCCTCAGGGCATGGCAGCTCCAGGACATCTTGAGAAGGCGTGGCGGCGAGTACCGCTCATGCGGGAACTGGCTGCTGGCGAGAAGACCCAGACGCAGCTGGCGAAGGAGTACGGCTGCACGCCGGGTGCGGTGTCGATCTTCGCATCACGGCACGAGGAGGAGATCCAGGCGCTGCGCGACAAGCTCGAAGACGAGTGGGTCGGGCTGTGGGTCGCCAACAAACGCGACCGCCTGGCCGTCTACCAGAACGACATCGAGATGCTGGACGAGCTGGGCCTCACCGACGAGCGCATGGCCAACCTGAAGGCGAAGCTGCTGCGTCAGGTGGCCGAAGAGGTCGGAGACCTGCGCGCCGACGTCAACGTCACCGGGAGGGTGCTGCACCACATCCTCGAAGGGGTCAACCTCAACGACCTGGAGTGAGGCCGACATGGAGCGCTTCCGTCACCACCTTCGCGTCTTCCTCATCTCGTTCACCTGGCTGATCTTCATGTCGCTGCTGCTCTGGAGCTTTCTGCCGTGACGACCACGATCAAGCGCGTGTACCGGCCGCGCGGTACTGCCGCCGAGGTCTTCTCTCGTCGCGAGCCCGAGGTGGTCATCAGTGGACCGGCAGGCACCGGCAAGTCCCGGGCCTGCCTGGAGAAGGTCCACGCCATGGCCTTACGGAAGCCGAGTCGCCACCTGATCGTCCGTAAGACCCTCGCCAGCCTGGGCGCTACCGGCCTGGAGACGTGGCGCAAGTTCGTGGTGCCCGAGGCCATGGCTACGGGGGTGGTGGAGTTCTACGGTGGCAGCGCACAGGAGCCGCCGCAGTACCGCTACGAGAACGGCAGCCGGGTGCTGATCGGTGGACTCGACAAGGCCTCGAAGATCATGTCGCTGGACATCGATACGGCCTACGTGCAGGAAGCCACCGAGCTGACCCTCAACGACTGGCAGATGCTGAGCACCCGTCTGCGCAACGGCGCGCTCTCCTTCCAGCAGCTGCTCGCCGACTGCAACCCGGGAGCGCCTAGCCACTGGCTGAAGCTGCGGGCCGACGAGGGCAAGACCGTCATGCTCAACGCGGCGCACACCGACAACCCTGTGCTCTACAACGAGGACGGCACGCTCACCGAGCGCGGGGCCGCGTACATCGCCCGGCTGGATGCGCTGGACGGAGTCGAATACCTCAGGCTGCGCAAAGGTCTCTGGGTTGCTGCTGAGGGTTTGATCTACGACGGCTTCGACCCGAACCACCATCTGGTCAACCGGCCGGTCGAACCGCCGGACAGCTGGGAGCGCTACTGGACCGTCGACTTTGGATTCACCAACCCGTTCGTGCTCCAGTGCTGGGCCATCGATCCCGACGGCCGGGCGTTCCTGTACCGCGAGATCTACAAGACGAAGACCCTCGTCGAGGACCACGCCAAGCACATCATCAAGCTGGTCACACGGGCCGATGGGACCTGGCGCGAACCGAAGCCACGCGCAATCATCTGCGATCATGACGCCGAAGACAGAGCCACGCTGGAACGCCACCTCGGGATGCCTACTGTGGCTGCCAAGAAGTCGGTTTCCGACGGTATTCAGGCCACGCAGGCGCGCTTCAAGCAGGCAGGTGACGGCAGGGCTCGGATCTTCTACGTCCGGGACGCTCTCGTGGAGCGCGACGCTAGTCTCGCCGAGGCCGGGCTGCCCATCAGTACTGCTGACGAGGTGGGTGGATATGTTTGGAACAGTGACAAGGACGCGCCTGTGAAGAAGAATGACCACGGGATGGACGCGCAGCGATACCTCGTGGCGCACCTGGATCTCAAGAAGCAGGTACGGATGAGGTGGCTGTGATGATCTCCCAGGAGCAGGTGGCCATGATGCTGGTCATCTGCACGGCCGTCGGAGTTCTGCTGCTGTCCGCCGCAGCGTGGGCCGTCAGCGTCGCGCTCGGCCTCGCCGTCACCGGCATTCTCGTCGTTGTTGCTGGCCACTGGCTGGCGTTCCTGCGGATGCGCGGAGGTAACCAGTGAAGCTCCTCGATGCGCTGAGCAACGCCATGAGCGGCGCGCGACCGGCAGTGCCGTACAACCCGCGCGGTGCCTCATCGATCCTGCTCAGCGGCTACGGAGGCGCACGAGCCACCCTGCTGGGCGCGATGGGTAGCAACGGCACCCTGCACGCGACTGTCAGCCGCTACGCCAATGCCACCTCGCAGGTGTGCTGGAAGCTGTGGCGCAAGAGCCGCAGCGGGCTCGACGAGGACCGCGTGGAGATCCGCTCCCACCTGGCGCTCGATACCTGGCGACAGCCGAACGCCTACATGTCGCAGCAGCTGTTCGTCGAGACCTTCCAGCAGCACCTGGAGCTGGTTGGTGAGGGCTGGTGGGTGGTTCGGCGTAACGAGCTGGGTTGGCCCGAGAGCATGTGGGTGGTCCGGCCCGACAAGATCGCACCTGTTCCCGGTGGCGAGTTCGGCCTGCTCGGCTACGTCTACTTCGGCCCGAACGGTGAGCGCATCCCGCTTGACACCCAGGACGTGATCCCGCTGAAGTGCCCGGATCCGCGCGATCCCGGACCGGCCGGTCGTGGCCTGGGCGTGGCGCAGACGATCCTCACTCAGGTCGAGGCGGCCAACTACAGCGCCGAATGGAACCGCAACTTCTTCGCCAACAGCGCCGTGCCGGGCGGTGTCATCACCGTGCCGGAGACGCTTCAGGACGAATCGTTCGAGCGCCTGCGGATGCAGTGGGCCGAGCAGCACCGGGGCGTCAGCGCCGCTCACCGCGTCGGCATCCTCGAAGGCGGGGCCACCTTCGCGGCCTCCAGCTCCCACAGGGACATGGAGTTCTCAGAGCTACTGAACGTCAGCCGCGACGTGATCCGCGAGGCATACGCCATGCCGAAGTTCATGCTCGGCCTGGTCGACGACGTGAACCGCGCCAACGCTGAGGCTTCCGATGCGGCGTTCGGATCCTGGGGCCTGGTGCCGCGCCTGGAGCGCATCAAGCAGGCGCTCAACACCCGCTTCCTGCCGCTGTTCGGCCCGTACGGCTACGGCACCGGCCAGCCGGACGTCGAGTTCGACTACGAGAACCCGGTGCCCGAAGACGCAGAGACCGAGCGGGCGGAGATGTCCGCCAAGGTGACGGCGTACGTTGCGTTGATCGAGGCGGGGGTTGATCCTGAAGCGGCGAGCCAGTATCTGGGCCTGCCGTCGCTGCCGCTGACGTCCGCGCCTGGGGCAGCTCAGGCTCCGACAACCGAGGGGTTCATCAATGCCTGACATGGGCAAGCTCCGCAACCTGGCTGGGCAGCTGAGGGAGCGGGTCGAGAAGCAGGCTCAGGAGGCGTCTCCGGGCCGGTGGTACAACATCCGCAACCAGGCCGCTCGGGACGTCGCCGAGGTCTACATCTACGACCAGATCGGTGCGGACGGCGTGTCGGCCGTCGACATGATCACCGAGCTGAAGGCGATCAAGGCTAAGCAGATCCACCTGCACCTGTCGTCCGAGGGCGGCGAGGTCTTCGACGGCATCGCCATCTACGAGGCGCTGCGGCAGCACCCGGCCAAGGTCCGCACCATCGTGGACTCCCTGGCCGCGAGCGCTGCGTCCTTCATCGCCATGGCCGCCGATCCGTACGACGAGGCGGCTGACACCGGCGGTGTGTTCATGGGCCGTCACGCTCGTATGATGATCCACGACGCGGCCTGCGCCGGTGGTGTCGTCTACGGCAACGCGGCTGACATGCGGCGCTTCGTACAGGAAGTTGAGGTTGTCGCCTCGCTCCTGGACGATATGAGCGACAACATCGCCGAGATCTACGCGGCGCGCACCAACAACGACGTCGGACACTGGCGAGCCCTGATGTCCGCTGAGACCTGGTTCTCCGCGAGCCAGGCAGTCGAGGCGGGCATCGCCGATGCCATCCTGGGCGAAGCAGCACAGAAGGCCCCGGTCAACAAGACCGAGGCGGTCATCAACGACGAGCTGGACCTCGACTTCGAGGCTCTGGCCGCCGCACTGAAGGGAGCTTGGGATGGCGAGTGAGCCGATTCCCACCGGGGCCGCCGAGCTGGAGGAGATGCTCAACGACCCCAAGCAGGTGAAGAACCTGTTCGCTGACCCGGGCCGTTTCAAGGAGTTCGTCTCCAACTACGGCAAGGCGCAGCTGAGCGAGAAAACCGAGATCGCCGCGCAGGTCCGCGACGAGACCCAGCGCGTGCTGGCGGACTTCCTGAAGACCCAGCGCAACGAGGTCCCCAAGTTCAACCCGCTCGACGGCAACCACGCTCAGCGCGTGACCGGCATGGGCAAGGGCACCTTCTACAACAAGCGCGCACCGGGTGCCAAGATCGACGAGGC